TTTTACCTGTTTTTACTAAAAATGATATTTTTTAGTAAAACTTATTTATAAATATAGCACATTTCAACAAACATGCGAGCTGTTCCACATGTATTTCTTTGCATGTTCAGCTCGCTTTATTTATACTAAGGCTATTATGATAACTACAAATAATATTTTCCCAAATTTCACTTGGTCGCAAGTTCATGAAATGGATGAATCTGATCGTCAATGGCTGCACAAGTCACAGGAAATCCCTCATGAAATTCTCAATTATGCGGTTGATCCATACGAAAGCGCGCGCATGGAATATGCTACGGCCGCCGATTTATCGCTAATGATTTTTGATATTGTCACACCAACCTCTAATCGAGCCACAACAGAGCCGGTCAGCTTTCTATTCAGTAACGACGGCAAGCGCCTTTACACATTTACCCGCCGCGAAACGGCATATATTAATCCGCTGATCACTGAACAATCAGAAATCAATAATGCCTCAGTAGATTTGCACCCTTTGGATGTTATTTTAAACGTTACCAAAAAGCTCACTGAAAAATTTATGACAACGATTTTAGAGGTCAACCGCCAGCGTAATCCAATTCAACGAGAGATTCGTCAAGTTAAGCAAACCAAGAAAATCATTGATAATCTGATGGACTTGCAGACCAGCCTGATCTACCTATCGAATTCAATCACAACTGATCTCGATTTGATCAAATCATTGCGGGAACATGAGGCCAAATACTTAACTCCCTGGCAAATTGAAAAAATCGATGATCTTAATATTGAACTAACTCAAGCAATCGACACTGCGGATCTATCACGCCAAGTAACCGATTCAGTTTCGAACGCTTATGAGAATGTTGCGAATTCTAATTTGAACTGGACGATGAAAGTTCTAACGGTTTGGTCAATCGTTTTGACCGTCCCCACCATTGTATCTGGTTTCTTCGGACAAAACGTTCCCATTCCGTTGTATAATTCCAACGGTGATGCAGGTTGGATTTTAACCATCATTATCACATTAATTTTGATGGCCCTAACCACATTGATTCTATGGTTCACAGGTTTCCTGCGAAAATAAATAAAAAAGCTTCTCACTCTGCAATCGAGTGAGGAAATGCTGTTAAATCAGTGTCTTGATTAGTTTATGTGCCCTAATTGTGCCTTATATAATATATAAAAATCCTCGCTAGTAGAGATTAATCTACCCAGCGAGGATTTTTTATTTCTCATTCAAATCATCCAAACGCTTCTCAGCTAGTTCGATAATTTCTGTTAATTCATCTACATTAGCATATTCAGTAATGAATGTTTTGCCGTGGCTTTTATAGTTGGTGCGTCTCGTACGTTGCTTATTCTTCTCGCGGTAACGCTTGTTAGCTTCATTCTGTGCAGTAGTTGTTCCGTCCGTGTACTTTCTAGGTCGCCCAACTCGCTTAGGCTCTTCTTTATCCATAACTAAATCACCCCACTACTTCAATAACTTGGAGAATTAACTGTAGCGCCAATAGAATACCTAACGTCAGTAAAATTCCTCTCCGACTGCTTTCTCTGTATCTGAAAGTTACCCATGCTATCCCAATTACATCAACTACAATCATGAACCAAGTATTATTAATTCCTAATAATGTAAGAATCAATCCTAAAATAAATAGTGTTGCAACAGCCCAATCAATAATTCTATTCATCTATATGTTATGATATGAGTACACCAAACAAGGCGCTCTCAGTCGCCTTAATCTGGTTTAAAAGCTTTCTAGTGCCAATGCTTATCCGCTAACCATTCAAGGACTTGGATAATTCCGAATGTGATAGTTATCTTAGCTTCTGCACTTAGAGGCTTTTTCTTTTTGCGCTTACTCATATCTACTCCTTTCTTAATCAATATAATAATTATAACACGACTATTATATAAACACAACAAAAAAGCCCCCGCTAAGTAGAAGTTAATCTACCTAGCGGGGGCTTTCAAGTATATGTGATCTAGTGGGTCCTAAATCATTTCTCTTAGGAGTAGAGTTAAAAAATTAAGTAGCTGGGTTACTACTTGTGTAAAATAATAAATCTACTCCCTTAATTGAAGTTTAAACTGGTCGAATTCGACTAATTTAACTATTTAGTATAGGCCACCTTCAACCAGACTGATTCGCCATTCATCTCAATTTGGATTGAACTTCCTACACGGTTAAATACCTTGTAATTATCGTTCAAAGTAAAGTATTCCATAGCGCCATTGTTTCCTTGTGCTACTTGATTAGCCAAAGCATTGCCATAGCGATCTGTTAGAGTAACGCTTTGCACTGGAATATCATTGTTGTAATCAGCAACCGGAATACTCATATCATTATTACGAGCGTACCAACCTGAACCGTATATCTTCCATGAATCAATTACATAGACACCATTTAATGAGACGGCATCAGTTGTATTATCATTTTCTGCTGGTGGCGTAACGTTATTACTTGCGTCTTGGCCAGCAGTAAAGAAATCATCATACAATTGCGAAACATCGAATACACCTAATGAACTTGCAAACGTTGCTTTTGACGTCCATTGCCAAGCATGTTCAGTTGAATACCAACTTTGTTCACTGGTTGGCGTATAGGGATAGCTCGCAATCCATGATGGATCTCCATCAACTGACACTTCAAGATGTGAACCCATAGTGTAAGTTGTTGAGCGATAGCCTCCAGCACGTTGAACCTCATTAATAAATGCTTGAACAACCGGTTGCATTGCACGTCCCATATTCATTTGATAAGAATTCTCAACGTCAACCGCAAGAACCGCTCCCACTGGTAATCCATCAGCTTGTGCTTGTTGCACAGCATAATCGGCTTCCGCTACAGCTCCATCGATAGTTGTACTACTTAAAAAATGATATCCGTTGACATAAATCCCTGCATCAATGGCAGCTTTAATATTTCCAGCAGCCGTCCAATCCGAGAAAGTCGTTCCTTCTGAAATCTTAGTTGTAACTGCCTTAACGCCATAATTATCACGCATGTAGCGGAACTCATCAGCTGACATCGTTCCATTATGATTAGACACGTCAATCATGTCGTATCGTGGTGTATCGGCGTGAGCTGCTTGACTAACTACCGTCATACCGCCGAATACAAAAAAGGCCGATGCAATCGCAACGACCAGTGTTTTTAATTTATGCATGCTCTTCCCACTCCTCTGTTTTATCTTCAAAATATTTTTTTACCTTCTCCGTCATGTAGCTATTCCCGCCTAGCATCTTATACTGCGAATAAACGAGACTAACAACCTCAACACCATAATCATGGTCAATTACTTGGTTCAACTCTATTCGTTTTGAATTAAGTGCGATCTCAGCCATTTGACTACTAAGATTATCGTTATGTGTAGTATTTAATTTCTTAATTGCATAGATAGTCCCCAAAATACCAGCAGTCGATGTCAGTACAGTTGTCAGCAAAGTAAGCAACGTGCCGTCAGCAATTAAATCTAAAAATTTATCCATTTCGTATATTCACCTTACTGTATGGCTGGCGCCCCCACTACCCATTGATAACCGTTCTTAGCCATATACATCCCGGTCCATAAACTGCCTGATCCAGCGCTATTGTTTCCTTGTAGAGTAATTCGTCCACTGTCCCAAATTAATAACATCGAAGTGGCGTTATTGATCCAGGCGAAATTATCTTGCGGACGCCATACATCAGACAAGTTTGACAATTTTTCAGCAGCCATAAAGTCATATCCTGATGATATATCATGTGTTGAAAATCCAGTGACCAATGAAACGTTATTACCTCGACGTTTGAAATTGAATTTCAAGGCATAACTATCTATTACATACGAGATTGTATAAGAATCTGGATTGATAAGCTTCCATTTACCACTTACACCCTCAATCGAATCGGCTGCTGGGAATGATGTACCAGTATTTTGATCCACCAATGACATAAATACAGGATTGGTTAACAGTCCTGTTGTAGCTGCACCTAATGACTTAAATGTAATAAGTTGCCCCTTCTTTACTGGCATATTTGGTTGCCAATTAAGAACTTTCACATCATCTAAAGTTGCTAATTGTTTCCAACCAACAATCTTTCCATCACTTACAGCTGTTATCTTCGTTCCACCGCCTAAATAGTTAGCTACAATCGTTCCGGTTGTGAATGATGTGCCTGTAATGATATGGACCGTATACCAACTAGAAAATGGTGCATTAGTTAGATTTTTATCAGCCACATACCAATTTCCTGGAAACTTAGTCATATCCTTTGCGACGTCATCAAAACTAGTAAATGTTGCTTCTCGTGTTTTAAAACTACCTTCAATTGGCAGTTCAAACTTATTATTTTTAGTGAAGTCATTATCTTCACCACGAATAGCAACATCCTTATCTGCCAATGTCTTTGTAATTTCATCGATCATAGATTGCATTTCTGACTTTGCGTTCGCCAATTGTTGCTCTATGTCAGCTTTAGCGGTCGCCAACTGTTGCTTAACGTCTGTTGAAAGTGCATCCATTTCAGATTGCAAGTTTTCCATATCTTCCCTAATTTGATCGATATTGAGTGAAGCATACAACGCTCGCAATTGTTCGAGCATCTTTTCATACTCTGAAAGATAGTCACCAGTTTCGTCTTCCGTTAAATCAGCAGAAGCTAATACAAACACTCCAAAATCATTACTTGTCTCTCGCTTAGTCCCATTGCTCAAAGAAAAATATGCCTTTTGATATTGACCTACGTCACGCAGACCCTCTTTAGGAAAAGCATAGGTAAACTGTCCTTTAGTTGCGTCGGTCACAGTTATACCGATATCATCAATAACCTTGTTTCCTTTTGAAGTCACGCCTTCAAAACTAACTTTATACCCAGTTAAATCGAACGCTTCACTGTTACTAGTAATTTGTACGTCCGCCGTGTACGCAGTTACATCGTTCTGACGTTGTCGCAGTGCTGGCGTAATTACTGGTGTTTTAGAGATATCAAGAGTCATCTTTATTTTCGTCATTTATTTCTGCCTCCTTATATAATTTTTCAGCCTCTTTATATGTTAAATCGGTCAGCATTAATCGTTCTTTCTCGTAGCCTCGGCGCTTACCTTTTAATTCCCATGCGAAGCTAGCATTTGGTTGATCAGACTTAACTATGAAACTGGTCTTTTTACGTTCTGAAACCCAGATTTTAGCATCGGTATATGGCGACAAAAATACCTGATAGGCATACTCAGTATTAATCGTGTCTCCAAACAAGGTCTCAATATTAATTTCGATCTCGCCCTTATCGTCAGTTACGGATTCCCCAATATCGCCAAGATAAGATTCAGCCGTTTCATAAGCGGGTGTTGCTCTAAATCCATCGCGTGTTGGATGTGCTGCGTTTTTACTACCGTTATAGACCGTAAAATTTCCTAAAACATCAACATGGTCATTGTAAACATTAAAGGTATTACTTGATCCGTTTCCTCCGTTCAAAACAATTGCGGTTCCAGCTGTAATCCACAACTTTTCTCCCTTGCCACGAATGTTATTGAAGTAATTATCATTTTCAAAGACTTTGCTTCCATAAAAATTTGCTTTTACATTGTCGGTACTAGAATCCGCCGGAATTTGAATTACGGCAGTTGATGTATCATTGCTTGAATTCTTTGTGTTAATTGAAAATATTTGTCCTGGAATTTGCTCAAGAGCTAATCCATTTGCATTATGGTTTCCATCATAACTCGGAAAAATAAGACCGACATTTGTACCATTTGCATTTCTAAATTCAATTTGTCCATTTTCAAGTTTCACCGAGGCTTGATTATTACTATTTGTACTGGTAATTCTACTTCCTGTAATGGTTACACCAATGATGTCAATTGCTCGTAAGATTCCAGTGGTAATAGTTGTGGCGTTGATCCCCTTACCAGTCATTGCATTGGCAAACGTTTTTCCACCATCTGTTGAAACACCAATACCAGCAGAATTTAAAATAACGACATTGTTAGCGTTTGTTTTATCAATCGCTAATATGCCGTTAGATGTAAACTTTAATTCTGTTTGGGTATCTTGCAATGCTTCTGTTGCGATCTGGGTTGCATCTTCCAACCAAGAATTTGGTATCGAACCATTACCATTGATAATATTATTCATTGTATGAGAAGTGCTTGCATCGCTTTGGATTTTCGAATCGACTGAGCTAATTGAATTTAGAGTTACTTTGGTTCCTTGTTTATCTCCAGTTACATCAAAGTCAGTTTCCGTACTAACAATCCGGACCTTCTGAGAAAAGCCAAGTTCTTCATCAACACCCATAATGTAATCACCAGGCGTTGGCAATGAATATTCATAACCAGCTTTCTGTAAATCTTCAAGTGTCATACCAACTGAAATTGTATAAGAACCATCTACTACTTCTTTTAATCTAGCCTGTAAATTTCCAACAATTGTATATCGTTCATCGCTAACAGGGTCGGCTTCTAATTTTCCGTAAATATCAGCTAATGGACTTGTGTACTCTGCTGTTACACGACCAGCGTCATGATTGTTATCATCCAAGTAGGCACCGAAACCCTTTGCATAAGTCACAAAATCGCTAATGTTTCGTTCTAAGGTCAATTCCTGTAGATTGAAGCCTTTTCGAACAATCGTTGATAAATCACTACCAACCTTGTCAATAATTGTCACAGTATGCCCTGATAGATAAAATTCAAGTCCCGTTGAATCAATAAAATCATTGAACAATGCCATGCGATTTTTCAGTCCAAAGCTTTGTTTTTCAAACGCTGCTACTGGTGATCCCAATTGGAAATAATATTCGCTACCGTCAAAGATAAAATGCAAATACTCATCTGCCGTATGCGAACCATCGGATAGTTGCGAATAAACGGCAGATTTACCCATCTTATAAAAGAACTCATGTACGGCTTCAAATTCCACGGTTACATTCTCACCTTGATCAATTGGTTTGGCATAAGTAATAATATAATTTTCATTATCAAATTCCAGATACCAGCCACGATCAATCTTATTCAGAACCTCATCATTAGTGTATATCGTTCCAGAAAGGGACTTTTCGCCATTAACGGTTGCTTTATATGTCAGTTCAGCCAAGGCTAATAATTGTTCACCACGTTCATTTGTAAATTTAATCATAAGTCCTCCCTAAACATAAAAAGCAATCTTGTTTTTTAACTCAACTTCACCAATGAAATCAGTCTCGATAACCGATTCTTGCTGCGCTCTGAGCTTGAAGTATTGAATATTAGTTCGATCATTAACGTTTAATCCGTTAAGCAAGAACGAAGTTCCTTTTAGCTCAAAAACATCGCCTTGTTTAATCGCAACATCGCTAGTGTAAGTAAATACATCATCTCCAACTTTGAAAGTAAATGAATTTCCCTGTAATTGAGTAGACATAAGAACAAAATAAAAAGGCCACTCCAATTGCGAAACATCTGCTGTCCCACTGTAAGGAATTGCCCTTGCACCCGTTAAAACCTCATCCTCTGGTAATGTCATACCGTAAGGAATATCAACCGTCTTAAACTCCAATGAAATATTAGTGAGTAATCCAGCTCCGGATTTACCTTGAAAATCATAATCAATATTGTCGGAAATCAAAACCTTATACCGATAATGATACGTTAATGGGTCTTGCTGATTATCAAGAGTTGATCCTGTGCTTTCACCAGGTCTCTCATAATCATATTGATCACCACTCCTAAACATTTGACTAATATAAAACGGCTCAACTCTAGCGAACAAGAAATTCAATTTATCTTGCATTTCTTGATCTGCATACTCGTCTTCAACGTAGTAACTTCCAGTGACAGTAATTGTCTTTTCTCCATATGTAGCTCCAGAGAAAAGTTTTCCATTCTTAAAATTAATTGACGTACTCGATATATCAATAGATGGCGAGCTTGTTTTAACATCTTTCACAAACACTCCTAAATTAGAAAGAACATAAGTTTGCATGTCTGTTTCTACAAGTAAATCCATTATTAACTCCTTCCATTATTGATAAGATTGATACGTGCTTCATCTCTGCTATCTTGGGCCTTAATCGCATAACGTACGCTGTTACCGTCCCAATTCTGTTCAACGGTTAAGTTAATCATTGAATTAGGGGCATTCTGTACATCTGGATCAACTTCATTAGCCAAATTAAATCCATTTACCCCACCAATCGAGGCGTCCGCTGTAATGTTTCCATTTGCTCTAACATCACTAACGGATTGTTGAGCTGCTTCGATAAGTCCAGCTGAACTCTTAGCGATCATTCCAGCTGTGCCATCCATACCAACAGCCATACCGGCTCCGATATAGTAACCAACTTCATCACGCATTAAACGTGAAGGCGAATGAATCTTAGCCTTTGCTTGCGCAGCCTTTTCAGCTTGTGCCACAAGAGCATTTGCTGCAGAGGTCACTTCACCTAAAGCCGACCGCATACCAACAGCCAACCCTTGGCCAATCATATTACCAACGTTGCGCATTGCACTAACGCCATCATTACCAGCATCCTTGATAGCATTCATCATCGAGTTCATAGCTGAGCGGGCTTGGCCGGTACTGTTATTCAAGCTGGAAGATACACCGTTAGACACTGCATTTCCTAAATTAGTACCGTTTGATCGTGCTTGACCAACAGCTCCACTAAATACTGAAAGAAATGATGAAACTGTCGATCGAGCGCTTGATACTAGTCCTGTTAAACCTGTATTAACGACATTGATACTTGTTACCATCTGTTTTAGACTATTGGCCGCACTAGTAGCGCTACCATTGATTGATGATAGACTTGCTTTAACTCCGACTAGTCCAGCTAATAATATGACTGTTCCAGCTGCTACAACTCCCAAAGTCACTCCGAAAGCCGCAAAAGCTATTCCACCAGCAACTACACCAGCAGTCATCGCCACTAGTCCAACTCCTAACGCAACAAACCCAGCTGTTGCGAGAATAGCTACGGCCGAAGATGCTGTAAGACTAGCGATTAATAGTGTCATTGATGTACCAGCAGCCAATGCTCCAGCAGCAACTAATGGTAACGTGGCAGCCAATAAGGTTATTCCGGCTGCAGCAATCATAATAGAAGCTCCTGCAACCAATAAGGCCGCCGAGAACACCCCAGTTGCAACTCCTAGCGCTAACATACCGACAGCTCCTGCAGCTAATCCGACAGTTAAAGCAATCAAACCAACACTTAATGCAGTTAATCCAACCGCTGCAACAAGTGAACCAGCTCCAAATACAACTAGCGAAGCGGCAAGACCTGCAATTCCAACAGCTGCCGATAAGCCGTATTGCGAAATTATTGGCAACTGTGTTGCTAACAAAGTCAGCCCAACAGTTGCTAATAATATCCCTGCACCAAGTGCAAGAACACCAATACTCAATATTCCAACTGCAACTCCTAGTGCCAATAATCCTACAGAAGTAGCTAACAATCCAGCACCTAATACTACAAGCCCAGCACCTGCTAGCAAAGCTCCTGCAGCAAATCCAGCAAGAGACAATCCTAATGCCGCGATTCCCAGTGAAGCAGATAATCCGTATTTTGAGATAACCGGAAGTTGTGTTGCCAATAATGCTAAGCCTGCGCTAGCAAGTGCGATCCCAGCACCAACTAAGAGTACCGCTACACCAACAGCCGCTGCTGCAATTCCAAATGCAACCATTCCAACGGCCCCTGCAGTCAAAGCCGGACCAGCAATCGCAAATACTCCTACTAGCAAAGTAATCGCTCCAGTAACTGCTACCAGAGTAGCGACACCCATCGGCCCTTGTTTAGCCAGCTGAGTAATCGACAATACCAACAGTGCCATTCCTGCAGTAGCAAGGCCGATGCCTGCACCTATTTCCAGAACTGCTAGTCCCATCATCATCATATCCTTAGCAGATGTTTTAGCCGCTGCGCCAACAGCTTTCTCTCCTGCTGCTGCGGGAACTGATGAAGCTGCAACTGCTGTATTTCCGCCGCCTAATCCCAACATTTTAGCAGCTAATCCAAAAATACCTTTTCCAGCACTTGCTGCCAATCCACCAACACCTTTTAATACACCTACTATCTTTCCAGCACTCGTAAGGAATCCACCTACAGCCATAGTGGCAGGTCCTATAACCGGAGATAATCCAATAAATCCACGTGTTAGTTCAGCAAACGGACTTTTGGATTTAGCGGCCCAGCTCAAAGTGTCATTAGTCATATCTAGGATTGCGCCAGACACGCCGCCCTTCGATGCCAAAGCTTTCTTAGTCAAAGAGTCCCAATTTCCACCAACTTGCTCGATTTTAGCACCCATATTCTTTTGCATTTCGGATGCTTGATCACTAAGAACCTTATTTGCGGCATCTGCTGATGAAGATGCATCGTTAATAGCCTTTGACATACCTTCCCAGCTAGTCGTTGTACTGCCAGTAGTATCACTAACAGACTGCATAAGATCGTTCATGACCTTATATCCTGCTTGTCCAAACATAACTGATAACGCGTTTTGTTTTTGTTCATCTGACAAACCAGACATACTGCTTGAAAGTTCACCTGCAACTTGATTAATAGGTTTCATCTTTCCTTGCGCGTCATAGTAACTAACACCAAGTTTATCCATCATCGCTTGTGCAGATGCAGAAGGTTTAATCATCTTAGTAATAGCAAAATTAAGATTTTGTGCAGCTTGTGCCGCTGGTATTCCCTTATTAGTAAGCAATCCAACTGCAGTTGAAACATCTTGCATGCTATATCCAACAGATGTAGCCGATGATCCTACATCAGCTAAGACTTGTTGCATCTCTTCAACCGATGCATTAGAAACGTTTGCCGTCGTTGTCAAAACTGCTGCAGCTTGTGCTGACGATCCGATGCTGTCTCCCCATAAGTTCATAGCTTGTTGTACAACAGAGGCCGTTTGTTGCAAATCTGACCCTGCAGCTGTTGCAGCTTGTGCTATCGCCGGAAATTCTTCCTTGATTGTCGCAATGGATGCACCATCTCTTGCCATGCCTACCATTGCTTCTGCGGCTTCGTTGGCATTTAAAGGCAATGTTGCCCCCATCTCTGTTGCAACATCTGAAAGTCCTTGAATGTCCTTAGAAGTTCCACCAGCAATAACTGCTGCACTATTTAATGACTGTTCAAAAGACCCAAAGCTCTTTAATGCCGTGACTCCCATTGCTGTTGTAGCAGCTCCGGCAACTACCATGCCTTTTCCTATGCTTGATGTAAGACTACCAACGGTACCAAAAGCAGAATTTGAAGAACTAGATACTTTATTCATCCCTGCTTCATAACCACTGGTATCAGCGCCAATTATCGCTGTGACTTCTCCACCATTTGCAACCATATATTTTCCTCCTTTCCTCAATGATTAGAAAAAGCCTTTTGAACATTCTTCATGAGTTGAAGTCGCCTGTTTTGATTAGGTTTCTTTTGCTCAGTAAACATTTCTGAAACTTTTGACTCTAGCTTTTTTCTATTAAAGATCTTATTGAACTTAGGTTTCTTAGCATTCATAACGTAACGCTCATTGAACAATCGAGCCGCATATCTTTCAGCGTCATCAATCTCTTTTAACTTCAATCCGCGTATAATCGCCTCAAATTCCCACTTATAGAGACTAAAAATATATTCGATATCTGTAATACCAAATCGAGCACCTAATTCAATTAAATGTTCTCTTTCATCACGTTCAAAACTTTCTCCAAGCTCATAATGGCGCCTTCCTCGTTTTCCATTCCCTTGAGTTTCACTAGAGCTTCCTCTGTTCGCTTGATCTGATTGTTGATTGCCTTCATGAAAAAACCGCTCTTTAACATCTCCGCCTTGAACTCAGCAATTACTTCATCGATCTTTTCACCACCCTCAGTTAATTCTTCAACAGCGGCTCCTAAATCATCCATAGTGAACTTTCCAGGAACAGCCACATCAATAACTTTGGCAACCGATTCGATTTCATCCTGCGCTAATCCTAAGAATAGATTTGCAGCACCATTTCCCATAGGAACTCCGTTATTCATGTCTGAATATCGAGCATTCGCATCTGCCAATGCCTTAAAGTTAAATTTCAATTCTGCTTGCTTACCCTTAACTGTCAACTCGATCATAATTAATTACCTCTTTTTAAAATTATTTTGGCGACCATTTCCAGGCCATAATAAAAAGCCGTATTTCTACGGCCTTAAAATTTATTCAGCTTCAACTGTTGCAGTTGTCCCTGTCGTATTAACTGACTCGACTCTAGGTGAACTAGTTCCTGATTCATCATCTTCAACTGACCCAAAATCACCAGTCTTTTCTCCTGGACGTTCAAAGTCATACAATTCCTTAAGCACGGCCAGTTGTTCATCCGTCAAAGGGAACGTTCCGTCCTTGAACTTATCTAGAATATTTAAAGTGTAACTTACTGAAACCATATCATCGGAATCATCAATCTCTAATTCATCGACGACACCATAACCGAATACAGCTGGAAAGACTTGATGCTCGATTCCCTCATCATCTTTCTCAATCTTTGCCATTCGCTCGTCTATATACACACCCCAAGTTTTAACTTGATGACCGTTGTGTTTAGAATCCTTAATAACATCGACAGTTCGATCGCCTGGTACATAATAGTTTTCCAAATCAACAGAATCTTCATTTGTTGAGGGCATAACAATTCGTCCGGACTTAGTTTGTTCATCAATTGTGTCTCCACCAATGGTCATATCACCACCAGTTTGGCCAGCAGGCATAATAGCCTTGCTTCCAATTGGATCTAGCGTTGACTGAATGAACCACAAAACGTGTTTTCCAAGCAAAGGATTCCCCTTGGTTTGTTCAACGCCATTATCTACATATTCTGACATATAATTTCCTCCTAAATTAAAGCCGAGAGTGTCATGACAACGTGATAAACCTCTCGACCTACTGAATTATCTTTCATTACTTCACTAGCGACGTTCACAATACGGTTGCTAGCTTTGTACAAAATACCTGTTACTTTATAACGTTCATCTTCAACCTTGATACGACTACCACCTGGATAGAATAAGTGAGCCTGCAACGCTAAATTTGTTACTGCTCTACCCGCCTTTGGACTTAAACTATCATCAGTATTTCCGTCTGCCAGAACAATAAAGGGTTCAAGGGTTTGTTCATCCTGCCAAGTAAAAAACACCGGAATGCTTGTTTCAGCTTCCAGTGTTTTCTTTAAACTACGCAATAATTCAACCATGGGCGCTGTCATAGCAATCCTTTCTTTAGTAAATTACTAAGTTTCTGGTATAAAAAAGTCTCTTCTGCAGTAACTGCCGGTTGCATAAATGGACGTGGTGCCATTCGTCTTGTGCCTTTTTCAAGATAAATTGAATAGTTAGCGCTTGATACAACTTTTGCACTCAGCTCACCATTATTCGAAGCTTGTATATGTTGACTCAAATATCCAGTATCAAACGGTGCCTTTTCAACAGCCCGTTTTTCTACTCGTAATGCTGTGTTATTGATAATGCCGGTAGCCTCACGCTTTATTGCTGCCGGCTGCTTCTTATACCTAGCAATTAACTCATCGGCTCCTTTAAAAGTAACAGTCATTCCATTCTTACTCATGACTAAGCCTCCGAAACTATAACAATCGTATTCTTACGAGCTCTAAAAATAGCTTGCGGCTTACGCTTGATACCATCAACAATAACGCCCTCAATACCGTAGATATTACCCTTAAAGTGAACTGCTGACGCTGTTGAGTTTGCCTTACCAAATATTTGCATACTCATAGCTATCGATACCCCCGTAATTCTTGCGGGTAGCCAATCAGAAATCGACTCCTCGTAATCATTATCAGGATCAACAACATCATAAGTTCGAGTAACAATTTTTGCTCGTTGGTTATATCTCATTAGATAAACCTCGCAATTCCACGTCCACCATTCTTTTGACGATACTTATCCAAATAGAGTGCATAATCAGCTATATCATCTTCACGCCAAGTAATACTTACATCACTTTCACTCGATGATTGCTTACCCTCATCTCCAATGCGGTTAAAGCGTCGAACCGTTAGTTCTCGCAAAATCCAACCTAGATCATTTGGAAATGAAATATTATAGGCCCCATCTTGATTAATGTAACTAACAAGTCGTTCCTTACTATCATCAATCAGGAAGTTCAATAACTTATCTTGGAGCGTATCGCCAATTCCTAGCAACAACTTAACCTTTGCCAAATCGTCCATTTAAGACCTCCTTATGCGGTAGGTGTTGCCTTAACTTCATCAGACTTAGCACTCTCTCCTGCACTATTGACAGCAGTGGCAGAGAATGTGTATTCAGTACCATTAGTTAGGCTGTCAATTGTTCCCGTCTTTGCTGTAACATCACGAGCTGTTCCATCAACATAAATCTTGTATCCTGTAATTGCTGATCCATTATTAGTACCATCCGTGATAGTGTAACTAACAGCTCCATCAGCAGCAGTGACTGCTAAGCTAGGTTTCGTTGGCACAACATCACTGGTAGTAAATTCAGGAACAGCCGTCTTTTCTGTTTTACCAGCATAAGCGACTGAATAATCTGAATATTTTGTATTAGGCGTCAGAGACGTAATCTTAATAGGTGAATCGATAGCTCCTTGAACTAAGGTTTCACCTTTATACAAATCAAATTGCATTATACTTCCTCCATTTCAATTGTGGCTGTGGTCCCTGTAGTTGTAACTGCCTTAATTTGAGGACTAGTTACTACTCGCCGTCCCCTTAATAGAAACGGATACACCATCCTTTTGTTGCTCAAGTACAAATAAATCATGGTACAAGCGGTTTTGATACAAGTAACCGTCGCCTTCTGTATGTGTTCCAGGTGCAAACAAGAAGATCGCATTTTCCTTAACGATAGGGATAACAGATTGCTTAGCAACCAAGATAAAGTTAATATCATTAGCGTCTGCGGTTGGAACATAACCATCATCAAAGTCATAAGCCGTCTTGAAACGTGAATCGTCCCAAACTTCAACTAATTGAACTCCATCCAGAGAAGTGATTCGTGATTCTAGTGCTGTTTGTCCAACATTTTGATTAGTAATTGACCGAGTGAATTCCTTTGAACGCTCAAGCATATCCATTACTTCACTTGATACGAAACCAACAATATTTTGAGCTCCATACTTACGGACTGGTAAGATTGCAGCCTTCAATCGTGAATAGACGTCATCAACTGTCAATGTCTCTGTAACTGATTTACCTGCTTTTACCGCAAGCTTACTGAAACGGTAGGCATCGATTTCAGGTTGCACATGTTCTTCAATAAATACCTTTGAGATATTTCCAACAGCCAAATCTTGATTTGTTTCATCCACATCTTGAGTATCAACATAGAATTCAATATCTCGATCTTGGCCCATAGTGTAAACCTCCTTCGCATTCGTTGCTGATCCTGCATTAAATCCCTTGTTGCGTGAATGAGGCTTCAATCCTGATGTCGATAGAGTTGTCATAGTGAAAGACTTTCCGCCATTAACCAAGTCGACATTCGGTACTCCCAAGATTGAAGTCACCAAGCCTTGATTAATCTTCTGATCAAATAGTCCATTGTCTTTTGTAATGTAGTTAATTGTATCTGCCATGTTTTATTTCTCCTCTGTTAGTCCAAGTGCCGAAGCCAAGTCACCCTTTTCTCCAGCTGCCGATCCTTTGCGAATACTATCGCCCTTCATTTTTTCAGTAACAGTTGCTTCAACCGCTTTATCAAAAGCCGACTTCAAAGCTGCAATATTACCTTTTGTGACGTCAACATCATCTGACAGCACCATATCCACAAAATCGGTTGATAGCCCCTGCTCTTCCAATTGAGCAGAAGCTTCAATTCGATACTCACGCATGTTTAATTCTTGCTCACGCTTAGCGAGTTCGTCATTACGCTGTTGAGCTTCAGCGTCTTCCCGCTCTTTTTGAGTTAGCTTCGCCAATTGTTCAGCCTTTGTCTGCGCTGCCTTAACTTGCTCAGCCGTTTGAGTTTCCCATTCTGCTTTGGCCTTATTAAGGTCTGCCTCGGCGTTTGATTGCCATTCTGCGTGAGCGTCTGCAATCTTCTGATCCAACTCTTCTTGCGTCAATGTGACTTTCTCATCTTGACCTGATCCAGGTTCTTGTTCGGTTGCCATAACATCCTCCAATTGATTGTTATTTCGCTTCTTTAACGTCTAGCGAGAAAGACATAATAAAAACGTCTAACTAAATAGCCAGACGTTATTTCTTTTTATTCCATTTGGGTAAATCATCAACTGTGTCATCATCTAAATATTTGTTGTATTTTGTTAATTCACTATCTGCTGGAACAATACGACTACGACAATTAGGATGCATAGCTGGTGCATTCGTTCCAGGTTGGAAGTTACTTAACTTATACTCATTACCGTTCAATTCCTTGCAAATACTTGATGTGCGATTATCAATTGTTGCTTCGAATTCGTAACGCTCAACACCCATATCTCTATATCGTTTGGCAATGCTCGAATTAGCTACGTACGTTGATTCTGTGCGTACCAATCGTTCAGTAGCATATTTACCTGACTTCAATGTATTCCTTAGTTTGCGAGCCGTTACGCGTGGATTTGTACCATTGACGGCTGCTCTCGTTAATTCATCAACCAACGCATTAACCATTGCGTCCGCAATTCGCCATAATCTGGTTGAGTAATTCGCACCACTCCACTGCATACTAAGAATTGTCTTAATTTCATCAGCGTTAATACTTCCAATCGCTTGACCAGCTAATAGAGCATCATAAACATATTTACTTTCTTGTTTCAAATACTCGGTAAAGTCGCCGTATTGATTATTAGTAGCTTGAATCATTTCAAATTGAATTTCGAGTTTCAATAATTCTAATCGATTCATTTGCGATGAGACATACTGTGCATTTAATCGTTTCAATGCTTCTGAATCCTTTTCAAGCGTCTTACGATATTCATTGGCACGTTCCACGTAGTCATTTAATTCAGTCGTTCTAACGCGTTGAATAGCATCATCATAGCTAATGTGATTATCTTTTGCATACTTGTCATAGAAATCAAAAAGTTTCTTGTTGATTTCGTTCAAAGCCCCTTGATAATAATTCAATAACTTAGGAACTAATTCTGCTTCTTGTGCATCAAGCACAGCGAATATATCATCAACTCGCTTAGTCCAATAACTATTAGCCATAGATTACTCCTCATCATCAGAAGGTTGTTCTGGAGTTTCTTGATCAATACCGCTATTAGCATATGTAGCATCGGCCACTGCCATCATGTTAGCTTCCTTTTGTTCTTGTAGACGTTTCATTTCATCATCAGCATCTACTCCGGTAAAGGAAGATAGCAAGGTGAATAATGTTTCATCACTGATGACGCCGAACAGTTGCTTCAATTGGCTAATTCGTTCTTCATCATTCTGTGGAATATTTGGTGTGAACTTGATTGTTGTTTGGTTGAGCTTGTCATATAGGCTATCAATCTTAGTCGCTGTTGAGACGCTGTTCTTAATACCCCAACTATTGCCGAGCAATCGTAACCGCCGCATAAATCCCTTAATCAGCAAGCGTTGCTTAGTCTTTGCTAGGTTATCATTACCCATTAACTTATACTTCATCGCTTCACCGGATTGAGTACCAGCAAAGTTTTCATCATTAGTATCAGGAGTAAATGTAAACCTAAGGATATCAGCAACTAATCGCTTCTTATATGCCTCAGCACCAGCAGAATCATACTCTTTCTTCAAATAGAACGCGTTTGGATTGGGTCCATTAGGATCATTATTGTTATCTAAGATCAGCATTCTAGCTTTGAGCATTTGTTCTAGCACGTCGCCCTCTGAATTATCAGTAGGTATTGGATCACCATTAGTATCAAGAATAATGTTGCCATCACTATCTGTCTGATATTCACTTTTGTTTGTTCCCGTTATAGGGTTACCGATGATAGTTAGATATGCATCATTCATATCTTGTTGGAAATTGGCCAACTCTGATTGAGATAGATCATAGGCATCAATAATATCAAGCACAGCCTCATAATCACCCATGCGTTCTTCATTATTAGAATACTCATTGATTGGAACGGCACCCAAGAACAAAGGTTCTTCACGAATGAATGACATACTTGTGATTGATTCATCACCCTCAAAATAAAAAACGTTATCGGGAGTGTATATTTCAACGAACCCTTTAACGTTAGTTTGACTATATGCTACTTGGTAGAATCGGACTCCAAATAACGAATTACTTTCAATCGTCCCGTCATAAACAACAAATGTCTGTTCAGGTTGCAATTTTGCTAGATGCTCTTTACCATCAGGCCCAATGTACACAAGCTCATAGGCTCTACCATAAATACTTAAATCAGTTTCAATCAAGCCATTATGATAGTCCTCATTATTTTGTGAACCAAATGTTTCAATCTTCTCAATAAGTGCGTCATCTTCATTTTGATATTGCACTGGGTTACCAAGAATAAATCCTTGCATAAAAGTAGCTACATACTTGCCCCAATCGCTAGATATTCGATTATCTGCCCTATGCTTGTCTCGATCGCTCTTTCGATATTTAATATTATTATCGCCCTTATAATAACGTTTTAGTTCATTAAGTCGTCCCAATTGTCGACTTCTAAAAGCGCTGATGTAATCTTGCACATAACTCATCAATAACGTTGGATTATCTCCAATATTTCCAAACGTATCTGGAGACATCATAAACACATCATTAGCATTTGGACTGTAGCGACTTCCAGATAAGAAGGCTACGTTATTAATTGTATTATTCAATTGCTATCACCTCCCTAATCCTAGCTTCTTAAAGGCTTCCATCTTATCCTTGCTACTACGTTGTGATACCATAATCGGCTCTAGTGCATACCTCAATGAATCAATAAAGTGATTATCCTTATCAATTGGTTTTGGTAACCAGTCGCCGTTGGTATCTTTCCCAAAAGCATAAGAATTAAACTCGTCAATTGCATGTGTCAAATTTGATCGAATATGGATTTTAAAGTCTTGCATAAAACTAATTCCATATAAGACTTCATATTTCCTTGCTCTCTTGATCTTATTGATACCCTTCTCTCTGAGTTCATCAATCAATCTGTCGCCCCCTGAAGCCCATTCAGCCGAAATAACACTATTTTGATAACGATGCTCAACAAGCCAGTTGAATATTTGTTGCGTCTTCATGCCTACCTGATACATTTCAGTGAATACATAAATATCTTTTGTCTTCATATTTACTGCTGCTTCGCTAAATGCGGTTGGATCGTGTGAATAACCAAAATCAAGACCACGAACAACATAGGTCGCTTCTTTGAGTATCTTATCTAGTTCAAAGTCTTCAATAACAAAGTTATCAAAGACAAGCCCCTCAGCAATACCCCAATCACCAAATACGGCAACACGAGCACGCCTTGGGTTACGTTCAACCATTTCCATTAAGCTATCAACATACTCATCATCAAGAAATGGATTATCTTTATACGTAGTCGTGAGAGATAAAGTATTGCTCGCTGGGTCATCAAAGAACCGGCCTTTTAACCAATGCCGCTCACTCCAAGGATTGAACGTAATCACAATCTGATAGAATCCATTTGGATCATCAATTATTCCACGCATTGATTCATCAATAGTCTGGAACGATTCTTCCAATTCTAATTGATAGGCTTCTTCTACCCATAATCTCGAAAGGTTACCGACCTCAACTGATATTGATGTGATTGATAAAGGTTTATCAGCACCACGAAACAATATCTTTTGGCCCGTAGGTTTATAAGTAATTTCAGGCAATGAACTGTTAAACTTGAAGAGATTTCCAACGCCCATTTTAGTTGCAACCTTCTGCAATAAGGTAAATGTTGATTGTCTGTTCGTATTAGCAAAGCGTCTTACGACTAACCAATTGACATAAGGTAATGTGACGATATCGAAGATTACTTTGCGAGCCACCGCTTCACTTTTACCACTACCACGAGAGCCTTTATAGACAATGTACTTTCGTTTGTCAGTAAATAGAGGTGCATAGGCTCCACTAACCATTTCAGGAAGATTCCAATTTATCTCAGCCATCTTCTTCCTCCTTAAATTGGGTAATATTCAGAGTGATATTTTCAACTTCACCGTCAAATACTTTAGCCTTCGCTTCTGCCATATCGGCATCAGCTTCTAACTTTCTAATTTGCGCATTCAGCATTCGATCACTAGCAGGATAACGCTTCAATATTTCCTTAGCAGCCGCCATTCGTGTTTTTGCATCGGGTGGCTTATCAACCGTATATTCCCCCGCCACAACCGTTTCAATTAATTCGCCCCTAGCAATACTAGTTAGCAACTCAACAGCCTCTGTGGCGCTCATAACACGGTCAGATTTAATCTTGTTCATAGCGGCTTCGATGTAATTTTTAATGGCAGGTTTTAGCAGGTTTTCTTGACCAATCACCCTTGCCGTTTTTTCACTATAGCCAGCTTCGATTGCTGCTTGAGTAGCATTTCCTAGCTCAATATAAGCGTCAGCAAATCGTTGCTGTTTCTCCGTCATTTTCATAACTACATCTCACCACCTCCCTATTCAAAAATAGATATTAACGTCCGTTAGTTACTATCTGGATTTTCGATTTTCATATCATCATTTTGTCGCAAATAATGATTTCCCGTCGCATCGGTTAGCTCATCAATAGTTGAATCACCTTCACAATCAGATCCTGCTGCTGTGACATGCAAATCCTTTGGCAAGTCTGTCCGATCAACAGGGTGATAATCCTTAACTTTCACTAATGATTCAATATTCTCTTTGATGAATCCATCAATTGAAGTACTTAGTCCAAGATGATAATTGCCATCACCGCGCCCTGCATCTATCCCTAGTCTGAACGCCTTCATTACCAACTCCAACATCTCAGTATCAACGTCAACTTTTAAAGTCATCTTTTCCATAACTACCACCTCCCTATACAAAAATAGCCACTAACAAATGCCAGTGACTTAGTAACTATTCATCTTCTTAGGCTTCCATTGATCGTTACTAAGTTCATCTTCTAGCCGTCTTAATATCCGCAACTCATCGCTACCAGATACTAAGCCATAATCTTTATCTCTTTTCATAACTACACAACTCCCACCACCTTTCATTGCAAAATAAAAACGCCTGAATTTAATCAGACGTACAATTTTAATATTTTAATTTTCTACCTAAACTAAGAACGCTATAGATGTAATGATGAAATCAGTCATGAAATGAATTGCGTAGGCAACCCACATATTTTTGGTTCTTATATAGGCGCCTGTAATAAAGAAACGAGATAAACCAACTACAAAAATCATTTGTGTTAGATTCCAACTATATGTTTCAAAATGCGCCAATCCAAACAAAACTGCTGAAATCAATAATGCCACGTATATAATAACATTCCTTGACCACTTGAAATACTTGCTCAATATAACTGCGAAAGCAAAAAATAAGGGTATAGCGTAGAGTTCTTCTGTTGCCAAACTGAAAACGTCTTCTATAACGCTTATAAGATACATATGTAAATTCATTCCGTTACTAATACCCTTATTTTCTACAGTTCTTGCAAATAAAGATACAAATTGGCTGGAAAGAATACCATATGCCGCGTTCATCAGAAAAAATGCTACAAAAGCTTTCCATTCTTTAAATGGATTTCCTTGAAAATACTGTCTAAGATTTTTATTTGAAAAATAATAAAATGAATACAACATAATTGCTAATGGAATCAATGTGCTGATAATCAAGATAAATACCAAAGAGAGCTCAGATTTTCCAAAAATATCAGTTAATGGTTGCGGATGCGCAGAAATATAAATATAGCTTATAAACACAACAATAGCCACTGTTATCATTGAAATAGCAGATCTAATTGACATATCTCCATAATCGATGAACGGCAAACCACGATCATCATTTTTCTTTTCAAAAACAGTCATAACTAATCACACTCCTTTAACTAATTTTAAGTAAGTATATCACGTATTTAAGTTACACTAAAGGTTATGAAAAAACGCCTGATGTTAATCAGACGTTCATATATGTGTATCACTATCTTTTGAAATAATACCTACAATTAAAAATTAAGCAATGTCCTTAATAAACTTGATTGCATATAATGCGCTCAGCCCAACAAGAACGTAAACAATTCTAGCTAACATTTCGCCAACCGAACCAAATGCCATAAAGATGAATTGTACCAAATCAAATTTAAATAGCCCAACAAGAAGCCAGTTTAATCCACCAATTATCAATACTACCAATGCAGTTATATCTAAAGCTTTCATAATTTAGTCTCCTTTTATACCTACCCATACTAGTGACACACATTAAGCATACCTTAAACCAATTACTTTGACACTTAATGAGGCTTAACAAAAAAGGCACCTAATATTAAATTAGATGCCTTAATGGATAATCCTTGTTGCTAACCCCATGAATGTAAATAGCTATGTGGGTAAATATTATTCATTAATATAATTATGAAAATTAGGATTAGCAACAATGTCTCCACTCGAGCTCGAACCGAGGACCAGCGGATTAAAAGTCCGATGCTCTACCAACTGAGCTATAGAGACGTGGATGCTGCCGCAAAAAGAAAACTTATCAGGAGTGGTGATAAATTGAATGATATTTGGCAGCAATATTCCTTATTGGATTTGAACCAATTTCATGTAATAAATGCGGTAATAATACATCGCTTTACCATAAGCTAAAGGAATAGAAGGTTGCTAATCAAAGAACTTAATATTGGGGTATTTCGAACTTTCAATTACGATTAGCAACTCAGGTATGATATGGCATTATCTACAAATTAGCAACTACCGGTCGTTCGGTATATCCACAAAATTATGTATACCATTAATCCATAATTTGTCTTTCATTGAGAAAATTGGCATGTAGGATAAGAAATTGAATTAATGGTATTGCCACCATGAGGGGAACCTAGTTATTAGTGTACTGTGGGAACAAAATAAATAGATCATAGCGGCAACGTTCCTTGTTGGACTCGAACCAACATCCGCTTTATTTTATGGCTCTACCTATTGAGCTAAAGGAACCTTCCATCGTTTCTACGATTGTAAAACGTTTAGTTGCTACATATTTGCATACTTAATGAAACGATGGATGCCGAGATAATGACATGAAAGCGTTTGCAACTCGACTAAATCAGTATACATTTATAGACATAAAAAGGCAACAATCAAATGATTGCTACCTTTTTTGAACTAATGCTTATTTGCTAACGCTGTTAGTAATGTTAAGCCAAATCCAATATTATCATACAAAAAATGTGCAGCAAACGTCGCTCTGATGCTCTTAGTTCGTAAATACAGAATGTCAAGAATAATACGTAGTCCACTTATTGTCACAAACATTTCAAGTAAATGACCACTATACGCATCATAATGTAGAGCACCAAACAAGGTAGCGGAAATTATTACACCTATAAATAGACTAAAATTTCTTGATAAACCAATATACTTCTGTGAAATTATCGCTGCGCCAAGTAAAACGAATATCCCCATTAATTCTTCATTAAATAATTCAATAATGGAAAAAATTAGTGTTGTAGTAAACCCAGCTATTGTAGTTACATCTGAATTTGCCTTATCAGCTACAATGCTATAACCAACGGACTTGAGTACAGATATTGATATGCTTGAATAGACAAACATGATAAGTATCGTGTAAATTACACTTTTCCAGTGACCTTTGATTGTTTTAGATAATACAGTAGCTATTTTTTCACCAATAGTTAAATAAATGCCGCCAACTATTAATAGAAATGGAATGATAGCGGTTGTAAACTCTCCTATCCACCATAAAATAACTTTATTATCTATGCTTTTTTTTATTTGTGCATCGTACAATGAACTGAATGAAAGAACTGCCCAGAATACAACCACCGGAATAACAATCAGCATTACCGCTTTTAAAAATGAAATTTGCTGATTATCATCATATAATGGAAGTTGATTTTTCCCCTGCATCAATGGAATTTGCGACATATTTTCTTCTCCTAATGTGGATCTAATTAACGTTTTTAATTTTACAATAAATAACATCATCAGACAAAAAAATTAGAATTTGATGCATAAAAAAATAAAAGAGCCGATATTTCTATCAGCCCTACTTTTTAATCCGTCATTGATGTCCCATCACGAATGATTACAGTATCATCAATAACTCCTTGTTCACTAGAAATGATTAAACTACCAAATTTTCCCGGTTCGACAATCATATTCTCGGCAAGATAATCTATTTCATGTCCTTTTACGGGTATCTTTCCAATATTAGAATCAATCTCGACATCAAACCATGGTAAAAGTGGTTGATCATCTCGAACAACAACAATGACTAATGAATTTTGCATTGCTCCTTCAGCCGTTACTGAATAAGGAGATACTCCATCTTCGTACATTAAAATTACTCTGCGGTTATTACTCTTTTTCAAAATCGGATTAATCTTATCAAGCGCTTCATTCGTAAAATTAATAAACATAGCAATATACCTCCGAAGTATTATGAAGTAATTATATCGCCATTTTTAATTATTGGATACTACAAATTTAACCCATTTTTTAGTCCTGAAACTAAGCATAAACTTAATCAATAATTAACCCTTTTCAAGTCTGCAAAAGCATTCACGGAATCTTTAAACTCATTCTTCCACTTATGAAGTGTCACTTCGCTAACGTGTAACTCATTAGCAATGTACGTCCATGATTCACGTTCACCATAATGCAATCGCAACATATCAATCCGTTCTTCATCCAAGCCTTCAAGCCAAGTGTTAATTACAAACTTCTTATGATCCAGTGCAATTATTACAGGGTCAAGTTCATGAGCGATCATCATTGATTCAACGGCATTCGATTGTTTATTCTGTGCTCGACCTCCACCAATATTCTCATCGATATCATGGCGAGCAGCTAACATCTTCTTACGCAGTTCAATCTGCTTATCTAAATCACCCCTAAAGTACCCTCGCAACAGTTTATCTACTTTGTCAGCCACAACCTACGCCCTCCATGATAAAATAAAGTTAATGTATTTAGACAACGCAGCTTTCTATTTCAACTTAACAACATGGGACTGGTAGTGACATGAAATATGTTATTTTAGGATTTGAATTAATATTAATATTGGTTGTCGACCTTTTAACTCCGATGGAACTCGATTTAAAGGTTCTCTCAACATTATTAATAATCTCTCTTACCCAAATTGTAAAAAGCTATTTTGTTGCTTAATAATTCATCTATGCATGGCGCTGACTTCGGTTGGCGCTTTTTTGTTTACACATTTTCCAAAGCACTTTTAAATATACCTATTCCGACTACAAGAACAACTAACCCTATTAGTAACATTGGATGATTTTCAACTGCCCAATTTAGTGATACAAACAATCCAAATAATAAAGCTAATATGATGACGGTTATAATGAAAGCTTCTAAGTACCTATCCATTACTCTGCCTCCAACATTCGATCCATCAGTGTTTTTGGCTCAATCCATACTTCTAAACAATCCAGTTCACTATTAATTGATATGGACGAAATTTCGGCTTCTAAATATTCCTTGTTTAGAACATTCAGTAGCGGACTATTTTCTCCATAATCATATTGACCGATTTCAAACCAATCCTTTAATGGATTTGACGACTGATCATTAAACACCCGAATTATTTTCGAATCAAATCTATCTTTACTATTACTAGCTTCTTCGAAAAAATCTCTGAAGTTGAAAGTTTCAATAAGCTGCATCAAATTCATTACTCAGCCTCCAATAAATCAAGGTTCTCGTGGATATTGCCAATAACAGTTACACGGCTAATTACTTCATTAAGCCTAATGTTGCCAATGACCCATTCACCGAATGGCGAATACTCTACAACGCCTTTTTCAAGCTCCCCATAAATCGAAGCTGAAACAATATCACCTTCATAAATCTCAACATAATCCTTATCTTTGAGACCTGTGTATTGCTCCAAAGTCACATGTTCTGAATCAAGCGGGTACATCTCTTCTTTACCAAAAATATTTATGAATACAACGCCATCCTAATTTACGTCAAACTCATCTATGAATCCTGTGTCATGATAATTTACAAACCACGCTCTGAACTTAATCTCTCGTTGTGCCATTACTTAACTCCTAACCTACAAACAAGTGGATAACGAAACCCATCACTAATGTAATGATCATTGATGCCAAAACTTTAATCTGATGTTCATTTACGTTGGTAACTTCATAATCAGCATCTTTAGGCTTTGAGATCATGTAGTTAAAGAACAAAGCAAATCCAAATGCCAAGAAGTAACTAACTGAAATCAATCCAAACTTTGTTATAAACCAATTCCACATAAGCATGATTATTAGTGGGTCGCCAAAGGTAATTAAAGCTCCTAAAATGAAAGTCTTTAGATTTGATTCTGTTTTAAATTCCATTACTTAACTCCTAACCCTGATTTCAGTTCTTCAATTAACTCGTATGGTGTAAACACTTGCTTGTCGAAATTAACTATTCTTGCATTTTTGCAAACTAAATCAATCAGCATATCTCGTTTCTGTTTAGTCGTGGTCATCTTCTACCCCTATTGGTACTAATTCAACAACTCTGAATACTTTACCCATTTCCCAAAAATTTTCATTCAACCTATCAATGGTTTCTTTGGCTTTATGCAATCTATCCTCTTTAAAAAAGTCTTTTGGCAAAAATTCCAAATCTGGGTCTAAACCATCTCCAAAGTGCGACACTAGAAATTTACCTGATTTGATCTCCATGATCGTATACAACCTAGTCATCTTCTACCACCTTTTCAGTCAGCTCAACAACTGCGAACTCGCCCTCATCGTCTTCAATTTTCAGATGGTTATATAACCAATCAATAATCAATCTTGCTTCAGTCATACTAAAATGCTTTGCCAAATCCTTATGCAATTCAAAGGTGCCACCATCTAAGTTCACTTCTGAAATATAAAGGCCCGTACTCAAGTCTTTAACTGCCCACATTTTTGCCATTACTCAACCTCCTCAATATCACGTCTCATCATCCAAATTGTCATATTTCCAAAATCAACGAGCGCCAACTTTAGATTGATATCTTGAACAAAAAACAGTTCAACCACATTTCCAACGCTTCCACGTTTCACAAGCGCATTGTATTTCGCCTTAACCTTCATTATTCAATCACCTTAATTGTTTCGGGGTGCAAGTATGCAGATACTAAACCGGTTTCGTTACTAAGCACCGGACGTTCTTTAGTGGATAGGGCTACAAACACGTTAGGATTATCAATCAGCTGGAAAATGTGTTCTGCAAGTGGCTCTTTCATTTCAACAACCGGCGCATAAGTCTCACGTAACTGCTTTATTAGGTCATTCAAATATGATCTAGCAGCAGAGCCTTTTACCAAGTTCTCTGTATCTATTGCAGCTATAAACTCGTCAAATGTCATTAGACCATCTCCTCTTTTACAATTGAAATTGCATCTACTTCGCCGCCAAACTCATCAGGGTCAATCTCAATATTGTCTCCGTCATAAGTAATTAAGAATGCATCTTGCCCTTCGTCGTACCGTAAATCATGAGGGTTATTTGTGAACTTCTGGTTCACATCCCAATCTTCCCACCACTCTCTAGTTAGCAAGTCGCCCTTGCTAAGGTTTGTCTTGATTTCAAATTCAACATAACTCTTCAATCCGTCAATGTTAAAGTCGACTCGCATAGTTACTAATTTCATGATTACTCAACCACCTCTTAAGTCTTTTCAAAAATATCCTGCGTACTGGATATAACTATTAATCTCTACCATGAATTTCATGTATCTCATTTTCAGAATAATAAAGCGTTTCAAGACCATCATATTCGCTAATTACAAAATGACTTCCGTCTGGAATTTCAACGATTATTAATTCCGCATAGCTAATATTCGCTTTTGCTCCTAGGTTCTCAACGCATTCAACAAGTTTAGGATCAGTCCTCTCTTTGTCGCTGTTAAAAGGTAAAATTTCATTCTCAAGGCCCAGATATTTGAGTGCTAACTTACTAAGTCCAAAACCACCGAAACAATCATTAATAACTACTTTCATGATTTACTCCTATCCTTATTCCACTGCCTACTGAACCGCCAATAGCCAACTGTCACCCAACCTATTTCAATCAGCCAAATCGTTATTAGGCTTGCTACTATAAAAATCACTTTTATCGTGTACCTCCACTCTGTAATCAAATCCTTCTAGCCGGTCTATCACATGCTTTCTGAACATGTAATCTCCGTAGCTGAATGACCGCACTCGATAAGCTTCACTAAGTTTCTTGGTACGCGACCAATACAGACGGTCGTTATTCTTGGGGCTGTAATTCTGTTTAAAATATTCGCCCGTTTTGTTGTCTATAAAGACGATGTATTTATGCTTTGTCATTTACTAAAGGGCTTCACAGTCTTTTCACCCTTGGCTGTTTTATAGTTTTAGTAAATAATTAAATCGAATTTCACGTTTAAATCTAACTATCTGTTACATAAATGACTGAAACAGTTAAACTTCCACGACTTCAATTTCAATCTTGAAGGCCTTTGTGCCACTCAATCCGCCATAACTGAAATCATGATGTTCTATCACGTTGTGATTATCATCTATCCAGAGACCTGCATCCGTCATGCCGTCTTCTAATGGCTTAACAGTCGGCCATAAGTTTAAGGGGTCTAATCTGCGTTTTGTGGGACTGTATACCCTCACCAGCACATTTACTCTCTTGCTAGGAGAAAACGGCTCAGTCGGCTCGTGATTAGCTAAATACACCCATGCTTCTCTTGCACCTAGGTTGCGAAGGATCTTTTTAATCTTTGCTGCCTTATGCCAATTCATATTGTCATTTGAATTTAACAACTGTGGTTGTTCCTTTGTGTGCATTAATTCAAACGTGAAAATCATTCGTTCTGTCATTCGAAATCCTCAATCCACGCCGGATATGGTGTATTCAAAATAACTTTATTCCGATATTTTTTGGCAGCCATCAACTTGCCAAATCTTCGGATCGCTTCATACTTGCGCCCGTTTGATCTCCGATAAAAATGTACTTCATACATAATTTTGTACATCGTCTGCCCTAAGTAACAGCCAACATAACTCCTTTGTGTTTAGTTATCTGGACTGCATGAACCTAACAACTAATTCACAGTTAGCTGCTACATAGGGCAGACGATGCTACCCCTTTCTAATTTTTTGCTCGTCTGTCCCAAACTGGTTCAGGCGTGCTTTTAAAATATTGTTTCTGTGATTCATCTGGTGTTTTACCAGTCAGATAAGCGATAAACCAGAATACGTTGATCGATCTATTAACTCCGTCAGGTGTGTTCTTTAACCACGTTAGGAATTGTTGATAATCACTTCTATTTGCACCGCCAATCACAACTTCATTGGCAAACCCGATGAATAAATCAGCCGATTCATTTGTCTGAGCATTTTTAGAAATTTCCATAATTACCTCAAATCTCAAAGTCAGGAATTATGTCATCGTCTTCTGGAACGTTATTCCATTCAACAGGACGATGTTCAATCACTCGTGGTTGTTTACCATTGACTGGTCTTTCAGGCGTGTAATCATATTCATCATTCCAGCCTTCATTTCTGAACCAGGTAACACCTTGCTTGATGTACTGAGTAGGTGTGCCCTTGATTTTGATTTGCTTAAGATAGTTCTCAATACCCCGTTTAATCTCATCATCAGTTACACCTTTCTTAATAGCTCGCTTGTATATTTCAAACGATTGTTTCTTTCCAGATTTTCTTGGATACATTTTCCAAAGAATTTCAAATCTGTCGGTCAAACTTGTTTGATCTATATATTTACTATCCTTACCTAACCTATCCTTACCTAACCTAACCTGTGCGGACATTTGGTTGTCAGCTGGTTGACGCTCGGTTGTCAGTTGGTCGTCAATCGGTTGCACCCCTTGATTTAACTGGGTTCCTTGAACGTACTGCCCATCAGAATTAAGTACCAAACTTGCTTTTTCATCAGTAAACTTTGTTAATTTTTTTCGATCAGCGCGTATCGAATTATTCTCATTCCAATGTGTAATAACAAACACGCCACTCTCGAACTCAATTACAAAATTCTTAGTAATAAGCAACCGGACATCATCATCATTTGCACCATAAGCTCGAAGTAACATCTTCACGTTACCTATAAAGCCTTCATCGTCTGCTTCCATACCCAAATGAAAATACAGAAGTTGCGCTGTCTTAGACATATCAAGGAACTTATCACTTGTTGTAATACTTCTATCAAACATTCTTCGTTGCGCCATCAGTCACCTCTCTAGAAAGGGAGATCATCACTATTGATGTCTACTTCTGTTCCGCCAAACATTGGTGCATTGTTAGACTGTTGATTGAAGTTGTTATTCTGATCGAATTGTTGCCCTTGGCGTGCTTCACGATCTGCCCGACTCTCTAAGAAGGTAAAGTTATCTACTACAACTTCTGTGACATAACGTTTGTTGCCTTGTTGATCGTCATAGCTTCGACTTTGAAACCGTCCCTCCACTCCAACAAGTGAACCTTTATCAAAAAAGTTCGCAAAGTTCTCTGCTGGCTTGCGCCACAGTACCAAGTTAATAAAGTCCGACTCAGTCTCACCACTTGAATTCTTGTAGTTCCTAGCGACTGCAATATGTGCACTTGCTGTGGCTATTCCTGATTGCGTGTAGCGGACTTCAACATCCTTAGTCAGTCGTCCCGTTAGCACTACTCGATTTAGCATTGTCTATTTCCTCCATTCGTTTTCTAGTCATAATGTGTAATTGAATTAAGGTATCTTCGTCCAAAGTCACGCCTTCAACGTGGTATTCATCTTTGAAAGTTGGCCACCCCATGTTGTGTGCCTTTTGATGATGTTCACGGCACAGAGCTATTAGCAATCTGCCTCGATGATCAACAAGTGTCCGATCATTCCCCATACCTACTGCGTCGATATGGTGTACATCAGCTTTCTTCCCGCAAATAATGCACTTGCGATATTTAAGTGCTGAATATTCTGAAGCTTCTAAGTCATCCGAATATTCCATGATCGGCTTCTTCAAAGGAATATTAAACTTCAACACAAAGTCTAATAAAAATGAAATGAACCTTCTTGCTGTAGTCATATCAACAGTTTTGAAACTAAAGTATTCATGACCCGTCTCTAGGTTGAATTGCTTCTTCAAGTAGGTCTTTAAGCCGTATTTGTCTTCCTGACTGATAAAGCCTCTATAGGATGCTATATCGTTCATGATTGCGTAAGCTTTCTTGCGTTGAACTGCACTGATACGCCGTTTATCTGATACCTGAATTACTGCCTCTGGTTGTGCCTCTGTCGTTAATAATGAAAGCTTTGCTAGCTCTTCTAAGTTCTCGACGGATAAAGTTACTTTATGCCCTGAAACGGCTGTTATACGCCCCCAGAGTTCCATAATTAAGCCTGCGATCCTTCAACAGCATTGACATAATGCATAATGTCGTCAAAGGCCTTTTTAGGCTCCATTGCTGACCATTTTTCTGCTTGTTCAGTAGAGGCTCCGTAATTCTTTTGTGCCTTATCAATCATCTGGCCAACCTTTGCAATCATTGCGTTTGGGTCATTAGTTGCTGGTTTACGATTCATTGGTTGCTTGGTGTTTTGATTGTTCTGCTTAGTTTGCTTAGCATACTCATCGCTATCAGCATCCTTGTTATCATCAATCAGGAGCAGTCCATTTAACGCATACTTTCGAGCGTAAGAGCTGGCTGTTCCTGTTATTTGGCTCTCATCCATACCCTTTTTGCTTTCTGGCTCACGAGCGAATGCCGAAACACTGACGGCACCTTCTTCGCCTATGCCAGCGGTTGCGGTTGCTTTGATGTAGATACGATTGCCAATTAAAACTGGTTCATCTGATAACGTGATAGTCAGTTCGTTCGTTTGTAGCAATGGCTTAACAGCTTCAAGGATATCTTCTGCACTGCGATACTTATATTTACCAAACGTATTAAATTGACCCTTTGGGGCCTTTAGTTCCGTTTGAACTTTTAACAACTTTTCTGGAATAGTCATTAATCAACCTCACTTACTTGCTCAGCTTTATCCTTTTCCCGAATAACTTTTACATCATGCAAAATATCATCAATCATCTCGACCAATACTTCATCTTCAGTTCGCATCATCTGTAATGTAACAAGACCTGCAAGCAGTGCATTTACTTGCTGCTTTAATGGTTCGATATGTGGTTCATTTTCCAACTCATCTTTACCAGAAAAAGTTGAAAGAACAATTCTGAGTGCGCCATTGGACAATTCCGTATCAAGATTGACAAATGGTTCACCAGTTTCATTAATGAAATCAACAGCTGCTTTAACTAACTCATTCGAATTTACACTCATTATCTTGCCCCTATTTCCAATTGAACTTTTCTGTAGTGTCGTATACACCAACTTTTTCGATATCCTTCTCGATATCACTGCCAAAACGCTTCTTAAGCTTGGTAGGCGTCTTTAATTCGAAAGCATCCCAACCCCAATCTTTCAAGAACTCGGCTTTAGCTGTGCTAGGTAGATCACCGGTTTTGAGTGACGTTGAGGTTGTTGTAGTAGCATGTTCGAAACTACTTCCATTGTTAATGCGTTGTTTGAGTTCTGTTTCCAGCTTTGCCTTATAGGAAGCAAACAACCGAATGTATTCCGTGACTGCTTCAAGTTGCTCATCACTCAATTTCTGAATCGATTCGGGTGTCAACATACTTGGTTGAATAAACTCACCATACTCTGTTACGATTTTTAAACCTTGTTCCATTTTTGTATCTCCTATGCAGGATTTAACCCGCCATACTTGTCGACCATGTAACGTGCTCCGCCGTTATCAGTGATGAATCTGATAGCAGCTGCATTCAGATCGTTAATTAGAATGTAACTATCATTCAGTTCGACAACTTCATCATCCTGTTGTACTTCTGTACCGTCTGATAAAGTAAAAACGTCGTACTCTTCTAGATTTTCAGGCATACTCATTGTTCCTCTGAATTGGCACGATCTGCTAGTTTTCCAGCCCTCTTTAATAAGTAACTGGCATAGTTTTCCATAGATGTAAGCTGACTTCTTAACAATTCTTTGTCTTCTTCCGTTTTAAATGACAAGGTTGCTAATGCAAACTTAGCGGACATAATATTGACTGATACTTCGCCGTATTCTAGGCGCAAATCTCTAATTAGACGTTTATCTGTGTCCATTCCTCTAACCTCTCCTATCCATATACCCGCTTCTTACGCAGTACAGCGTTTAAGCGTTTAGCAATAATCTTGATTACAGGGTTCTTAGTGATAATTGACCCTAGAATTTCGCCTGTATCAATTTCTACAATGTTGTACATTTATCTACCCTCCGTGCTAAACTAAAAGGGTAAATTTGAGACAAAATTTATTTACCCTGCGTACTTGTGGTTGCAGCCATAAGTACGCTTTTTTTGTATTCTTGTTCTGCTTTTGCTACATCAGCATCATATTGTGCGTTGATCTTCTGCTTAGCATTCAAATACCAAGCTGTCGCAACTGCTACTAATGGAACTAACTCAATAAAATATTTTGCTAAATCCAACATGTACTCACCTAATCCTTCCAATTTGATAACTTAAAAAAACGTTCTACATCAGATCGCTTATATTCAGGTCGACTACTTAAGCTAACATTTGGTACTTCACGCATGAATTTATCCGAGTACCTAATTCTGAGATTGAAAGCTCGAACACTTTTACCAAATGCACAAACCGCCACCTCGTTAAGATTCATAAGGGGTAAACCACGATCTTTTATTTCTGACATTTTCTTAGACATCATCTAACCTCCTTGCGTGAAATACATTTCAAGTAATTTTTTGTACCAATAACTATCTGAATTAAATGGTCGATTAGGATTGTGGCCCAATCGCTGAGCAACAACGATTAACGAATCTGGATCAACATTGCCGTCCTCATCAATTTCAACATCTAAACTCTCTAACATTGCCAAATATGGGATCTTTTTATCCTCCAATAGTTGAAATGTTTCCTTTGAAATTGCGACTGCTTTGCTATATCCATCGTGATTATGACTTGCTGCATCTTTCCAGGTCTGAATTTCTTTATCAGTCTTATTCTTATAAAGAAGAAATAGGCTGAGCAGAATTACACCAATAACAATCTTCATAAAATAGCTGCCTCGGTTTCCCGTTCAATACTGGGTAAGATGCCTTCGTTTTTTAGTAGGTTATAAATGAATACACGTCCCTTTTGGGTCCACTTTGTATTCATGACAACTTTGTCCTGTCCTACACGTTGTGAAATATCCTGTGTTTCGCTAAACGTGTAGCCGTGATTCTTATGCTTTGAATAAAGTAGCCATTGACCGCCGACCTTATGTTGAACCCTCAATTCATAAAGCTTTGCGTTCATCTTTTGAGCTGACCAACCATAATCCTCGGCGATTTGACTGATTGTAACCAAAGACTTCGATTTCATAATCTTGTCGTAGTAATCAGCTTTCGGACGACTTTCAGCAACTTGTTGAGATAAGATCAGCTTCTCAGCTCGTTCTTGCTTTACTTGAGTGGCTAGTCTGATGATGGTATCTGGGTCAGACAAAACTTCCTCCACCTTAGCGTCTGTAAGGTAAGCGCCATGTTTATTGATAGATGGTAGAACTTCTTCATATAACCAATCTTGAAATTTGTCCGCTAATGGTAAATGACTTTCACCTAGTAACTGGAATACACCAGACTGTGAAATTACTACCATTTCTTGTTTTCCAGAGGGGGTCGTGATTCGCGACCCCCTCTTATATTTCTCTTTAACATGAACTCGAAGTGCATCAGTAGTGTTTGCATAGCCAATACTTTCTACAACGTCCTTACCCACAAAATATAATTCGCCATCAATTAATACCGTACGAATTGTATTCTGTTGAAAATTAAAAATCTGTAAGCTATTCATTTTAGACCTCCTGTAATTTCTTTTTCTTCAATACTTCAGCTTGCTTTAGTTCAACATAGTCAAGAGCAGTCTGCCATCGTTTCATGTCAAGAGCTGTAGCACCCTTGCCTTCGGCAATAATCATCTTATTTACCAAAGTTGTCATTTGACTTTTGCTAATACCGAGAAAATCCGCAACGCCTTGTTGCTTGATATGTGCTTTTCCGAGCTCTTCAACCCAATCATCCTTATCTGCCATAACTTTCTACCTCCTCTTTTATTTGTACTAAGTTTATAAACTGAGTTGACAAAGCACTCAATTGAGTTCTATAATACACACATAAATAAACGTTAAAAAACGCCAATCATGCACTACAATTCATCGCTGGTCGCTTATAATTTGTAGGATTTGTGTTTTTGTACTTTGTTTAATAACTTTGAACATTTATTATAATAAACTCAATGGAGTGCTTAGTCAACTCTTTTGAGTGCATTTATTTTAAATTTCTTTTTGAGGTATAAAAATGAATGTAGTTGAACGAATTAAAAACACCGCTAAATCAAGGTCCATGACAATTAAGGATCTGTCACTGAGAGCAGGAATTGGTCCTCAGACAATTTATAATTGGAGAGATAGAAATCCTCAAACCGAAACACTACAAAAGGTAGCAGATATTTTGAACGTCTCTGTTGACTACCTACTAGGCAATACGGATGAAGCTACACCAATAAAAAAAGACAGGATTAAAGTTAATCCTGCCGAAGTAAAAGTATTGAACAAAATAGAAACCGCTGGTTTAAATGAAAAACAACTTGAACAATTAGATAGCTATCTAGATTTCATAACTTCTGACTTCATCAAACGAGTTGAAGATGATTTAAACAAATAGGCGGATTAGTTATGACTAGAATTGATAATCTTTTTTCAAGATTTCCAGAAGTTATTTTCATTGAGCTACATAATTGTCCTGATGGTTTTCAAGGTACGCACAGAGCTTATAAAAACTATTTTTACGTTTATTACAATGCTGACCTTAATGAACCCACTGTCTATGCCTCTATTCTGCATGAACTAACCCATTACACTCGCGGTGATGTCGCCTACTCAGAAAAAAATGAATATCAAACTAACATAGAAACTAGTTACGACCTTGTCTCTATTAATGAAGTGGTAGATTACAACGCTAATAATCCTGAGTTGGATGATTATGCTATTGCAGAGCACTTCAACATTACGATTAAGCAGCTACATGAACTTGTTTCTGCTCACTATATAAAAGACGGCTTCACCCCACCATCGGGGCTTTTATTTTCAGACTATATGTGATTTATTATACAAAAAATAAAATCTGTTTAATTACATAAGTCCTGCATCACTAATACGTGCAAATAACAAGTATGATCCACGTTAAAAGCTTAGGAGTATTTTAATGCATGTTTTGGGTACTACACTGACTGTGGTGGGCGGAATATTCACAGCCTTATATTTTATTTTGCTATTTGTTGTAAAAATAAGAACCGGCAAATTTTTCGTTAAGGGCTCTTTTCAGTCTCATTTATTCGGAATTACCATGATCATTTTGACGTCATTGGGAATCGTACTCATGGTCACACATCCTGTTGAAAATACTTCCGTATCAGGTTCAGCATCTTCTGAAAAAGAGGCAAAAGAAACTTTAAAGAGTTATGCAAAAACATTCGGTCGTAAGTCAGTTGATGAATTACAAGAGAAAGATAATGTATACCCTTCTGCACAGGTTGATGAAGGTACTATGTATTCTTGGGCTACCGAAGAAGGTACACTAACGCGTCTGGACACCAGTTCAGATGGTATGACAACCGTTTATAAACTAAACAGCGATAACACAAAAGATGTACTTTGGACCGGAAAAACTGTCTTTCAACGTACACAAGTGAAACATTATTATATAAATTAGGAGTCTTGGAGAATGACAAAGAAATTATATGCAATAATCGGAGCAATTGCTGTAGTTGCGATTGCTGCGATTGCTTTGACAGTTAATTCTGTGCATCAATCAAAAGTAGCAGCAGCTAAGGAATCGTCTATTAAACAACACGAGTCATCTATAAGTGAATCACAGCGTAAATATGATTCATCTGTTAAAGCTTCTAAAAAAGCTTCGTCAAAAAAGAGTTCAGAAGAGGCTAAATCGAAGTCTGAAAGTCAAGAACAATCTGCGGTAAATAATGCAGGATCTACAACTCCGGTTTCACAGGCCGGACAAGTTTCACAAGCTCAAAATAATTCAAAAACAAATTCTACACAACAAAATACTGATGATAATAAGACGATCAATTATCGAAATGAAATAATTTGGACAAGTACCAGCAGCTCTACTCCTACGCCGTCCAACGCAGTTATCCAACCAGGTCCACCTACAGAATAAAAGATCCACATCCCCTCGCCTGGCAGCATAAGGATGTGGATATAGAGCTTTGAATCTTGAACATCTAAAGACAAACTCGATTCTGTTTATTAGTATATCAGACCTGAGTATGTCTTTAAACTACTCAATATTTATCAGAAAGGATTAGGTTTAACTTATGGCGATTAGTAAACAACCTAACGGAAAATGGCGAGCCGACTTTAACTATAAGGGATTTGACGGTAAACGCCATCGAAAGGTTAAAGTATTCACCACTAAAACAGAGGCGAATGTATGGCTTGCTACTCAGCAAGTATCAAAATCAAACAACGCCTCAAAACAAAAAGACATGACCTTTATTGATTACTTCAATGAGTATGCAGAAATACACTTAAAATCAGGCCTGAAAGAATCAACCATAGCTAACTGGGAACATGTTAGAGACAATGTGGTACCCATCTACTTTAGTAATCTAGCATTATCAGAGCTTACGAGAAATATCTATCAGAACTTCATAAATGAGCATTCCACTGGCAAGGCCAAGTCAACAGTGAAGGTACATCACCTCATTATAAAGTCTGTCATTCAACAAGCGTTTCATGATGGAATTATAGATGTAGATCCAACTTACAAAATTCGGTTAATTGGAAATGATTCTAAACCATCTGCCGAGAAGTTTTTGGAAGCTGATGAATTTAATAGTCTAATTGCTCACCTAACTAGCAACAAGCATTACTTAAATACGAAATCAACCTTCTTAATATATTTAGTCGCATTATCAGGCATGCGTGTAGGAGAAGCTCTAGCATTGACTGCAAGTGATTTTAATACAGAGAAAAGGACTATTTCAATCAATAAAACAAAACAGCGCTCAGGACAAATTACCACGCCTAAAACTAAAACATCTATCAGGAAAATCAAAATGCCTGATGTATTTTTTAAAAACTACAATGATTACGTTTCGTCAATCGATGGCAATCACTTATTTGGTGATACTAGCGATCCGACTTACCTAAACAAAAAACTTCACCGTATATCGGAACAATTGGGTTTTAAAAACTCAATCTCTATTCACGGACTCCGGCACAGTCATGCGAGCTTTTTATTGACCCACGGAGTTGATATTTCTTATGTATCACAACGGCTTGGGCATGCCGATGTGTCTTTAACCATGAGAGTATACGCACATTTGCTCAACCAATTAAAAGAACAAGAGGAAGAGAAAACTATCAGTATATTAGGTTAA